GTTGCCGCCGCGCATCAGCTCGGCGATCTGCGCCTTGAAGCGTTTGCGGCCCACGCGCCCGTGCAGCGGGATCAGCATCCGGCCACCGATCACGCCGCCACGCTCGTGGATGCCCGACCACGGGATGCGCGAGCCGACGTAGAGCGCGGGCAGGCGGTTCTTGTCCTTGTCCAGCACCTTGGCGGTGAAGCCTTTGACGAAGGACTTCTTGACCACCGTCATCTGACCCGCGACATGGCTGCGCACGTCCTGCTTCAGCTCGGCCGCCTCGCTGGCGATGCCGCGCGCGACCGCCTTCTGCACCTTCTCGCGGAACTCGCCGCCCCAGCGGCGCAACTGCGCCTGCGCGGCCTTGCTATCGATGCGAACGGAGATGCGCATGGCTGGTTGCCTGATCGGTGAGCCTGTCGAGGGTCTGGTCGAGGTGACGGGCGTCGCCGCGTGCGCCGATGGCGATCAACGAGAGCAGTCGTGCGTCGCGGGCAGCGTCCTCGCGCACAGTGGCGGCGGCAAAGCCGCGCACCTGCGCCAGGGTGTAGTCGAGGATGTCGGGAAGCCGGTGGCCGTGGGTGATCAGGTGCTGGACGGTGTCGAACCAACCGTGGCCGTCGCTGCCACCGTGCTCGCCTGCGCGAACAGGCCGTCCAGCTTGGGCATCACCGTCCGGGTAAAAAAATCGGCGTTGACCTCGATCACCTTCGCCGCCAGCAGAATCGCCTCATCGGCGGCCAGGTCATCGACCCACGCGCGCGGTTTGCCAACGGCGATGGCCACCGCCGTCAGCAGGTCGTCGCCACGCTCGCCGAACAAGGCCAGCCAGTCGATGCCATCGCCACCGATCTGCTGCATCACCGGCGTGATCGCGCGCAGGAAGGCGGGCATCTGGCCGACCTTCAACGGCTTCACGCTGACGGCTTCACCGGCCAGCGTGATCTCGAAGGCCTGCGGAACGAGCTTGTCCAGATCGCTCATGGTCGCCTCCATCACAGTTGCACGATGCGGCCGAATTGGCCGAGCAGCGCGTCATAGGGTTTGGTGGTGTCGGCCAGGAGCGAGCCTTCCAACTCGAACTTGTTGTACTCGTCCGAGATGAAGGAGATTTCCTTCAAGGGATCAAAGGCCACGCGGTACAGCTCGACCAGTACCTTGGCGTTGCCCTGCGCGGTGTTGATGCCTTCCAGCCGCAGGTAACGCTCCGGCACCGACTGCGTGAAGATGCCGATCTCGGTGGTGATGCCGTAGCTGTAGGCCGCACGGAACGGCGCGGTGAGGCCGGTGGTATCCAGAAACTGGAGGGCACCGAAGTCGGTGTCTGCCGTGTAATGCGTGCCTGCGGTCAGCGTGGCGGGCGTGCCTGCCGAATCGGTCACCACCAGCGCCGACACCTTGGGATGGGCGAGGAAGTAGCGGTCACCGACCACGGGCGTTGCGCCGCCGATGGGTTCGGCGGTGACCGTGCCGGTGCTGCCGGTGACGTGGTTGCCGTACAGGGCGAGCGCGAGGTTTTCCTTGGTGAACTCCTCGATGGTGAGGTTCACCGTGGCCGACTTCTGCTTGACCATGCGGTGGTCGAGCGAACGCTGGCCGGTCTGGCTTTCGTAGTGCTCCAGCACGTCGGTCTTGAGCGAGAGCTTCAACTCGGCGACGTTGCCGGGCGAGCGCACTTCGATGGGCAAGCCGTCGATGTCGCGCTTGCCGAGGAAGACGCGCCCCTGAAAACTGGCGTAGGTGCTCATGATTTGGACTCCTTGCGGTGGGTGGTGATGGGTTTGGATTCGATGGGCGTGCCGTCGCCTTCCGGCTGCGGCGCAGGTGCGAGCGGACGGTCGTGGCGGGCGACGCCGTTGGCGATGAGCCAATCGGCGCTGCTGCCATCCACATCGAGCCGGTCGCCCGCCTTGTGGGCTTTGCCAGCGTGCGTGTGCGCTTGGGTCAGAACGATGGAAGTCATGGGGGTCATCCCTTGGTTGAGAGATCGCTGGCCAGCGTTCGGTAGGTGATCGCGTAGCGCGCAGGAATAGCGGCGGCCACCGCGTCGGCGTCCTCGATGTCCCACTCGCATTCCTGCTCGCGGATGCCGAGCGCCAGTCCGCCCAGATTCCGGTCGGCCAACAGCGCGGCGTGGGCTGCGGTGAGCAGCCGGTCGGCTTCGGTTTCGGGAATCGCAGGCGGTACGGCGCGGGCCAGGGCCACAAGGCGCACGATCAGCACGCGCGTGACGCGGTCGTTGGGGCGTTCGGTGATGGATTCGGACTCGGGGAACACCACCAGCGCCGGACATTGCTCTCGGCTGATGGCTACCGTGGGCGAACGGTGCAAGGTGGCCCCGAGCGTTTCCACCGGCGTGCGGACAGCGTCGAGCACCGCGAGCAGAATCTGTTCGCGGATCGAGTTGGCGGCCATCGGTCAAAGCCTCGTGAGCTTGGCGCGCATCTCGGTGCCGTCGGCCAGCGCCCGGACATCACGCACCTGATAGGCCACGCCATCGACTTCGACCGCATCGCGCACGGCCAGTCCCACGAACACCGACGCCGGATACGTAATCGCGTAGTCGGTGTTCAGGGTCAGGCCGTCGAGCGCCGTGTCGTCCGGCGCGGAGAACCCGACCTGCCGGGTCTGGGCAGACCCGCTACCGGCAGGAAACCACCGGCAGCGCACCGTCAGGCCCGCATTCGCGGCGGCGGCGTAGACCTGTTCGACGAGGCCCATCACGACACCGTCAGCTTTACCAGCACGCCGGGGCGGTGGCACATCGGCAGCGGGTTGGACTGCGTGTGCAGATCGGTGCCCCGGTCGAACTTGCGCGGCTCCTGCTTGGCGTACAGCGGCTGGCCCACCGTGTTGACGGTTTCGTTGAAGTCCGCAGGCGCGAAGTAGGTGCCGAAGGTGTCGATGGTGCCCAGCGGGAAGGCATGCGCCTCGCCTGCGGCGATGAAGCGGCGCACGGTGCCATTCGCATCGGTGGCCTGCCCCCGGTACTCCTCGAAGGTGATGCCACCGTAGGTGAAACCGCGCCGGATGTCGTTGATGAGGATCGCGCCGTTCTGCCAGTTCTCGAACGCCTTCTCGACTTTCGCGTGGCCGGTGAGTGCGGCGAAGAACTCCGGCGAGCACAGGCAGTGGACGCCGTTCATGAACTCGCCCTTGAGGTTGTCCTCGATGGTGGAGAGCACCGTGCCGCACTTGGCCTTGACGTTGGTGCCTGCCGTGCCCAGCTCGAAGGACACCGACTGCGGCGTGATCTCGAAGGCGTCGAACAGATCGACCAGTTCCGAGCCGTCGGCGTCGAGGATCACGCCCTTGAGCGCGCCCATGCGCAGGTGTTCCAGCGTGATGGCGTGCTTGTTGCGCATCGTCTCCAGATGGCGTGCGATGACGCCCGCGACCGTCTCGGTTTCGGTTTCCGAACCGAAGGCGCGGATGCCTTGCACTTCTTCGGGCAGAACCACGTCGTCGTGCGGGATGTGCGGCACGACGAACGAGCGCAGGTTGCGCTTGCCGCGCTTGCCCACCGTGCCGGGCGAACCCGGTGGCAGCGTCGGCAGCAGGTTGAGCACGCCGTTCATTTCCTCGACGACGATTTGGCGCTGGCGCACCGGCTTGGCGGGCATCAGGTTCAGTTCTTCCAGACGCCCGTAGCGGTTGGGCAGGATGTTGATGGCGGCGGTCAGCGCCGTCATCGAGAACGCGGGATTGCTGAAGGGGTTGTTCATGGTCAGGCTCCTTGACGGACGAGCACGCCCAGCGCCTTCAGTTGCGCGACGGCGGCGAGTTTTTCGGCGTTGGTGATGGCGTCGGGCCACGCGAGCGCGTGGTCGGCGACGATGGAATGGCGCGCGACGACGAGGCCGTCATCGCGGTCGACGAGCGTCGCGTCGCAGGCTTGCAGCAGCACGGCGGCGGCGACCTGCGTGCCGTCCTCGGCGGACGGGTCGATCTGCTTGAACTTGCCGCTGGCGGTGATGATGCCGAGCACCGTGCCCAGCGGCAGGTTTTGCCCTGCGGCGACGGTGACGCGGTCGCGCGAGTACAGGTTGGGCGCTTCGTACTTGAGCAGGTCGCCCAGATTGAGCGGTTCGACGAGGGTGGGCATGTCAGATCTCCTTCTTGGCGGACTGCGCCGCAAGTTGTTTGGCGGCGTCGATCAGCGGATTACTGGCCGGAGGGCGCGCGGCGTCGGGCGCGATGCGGCTGGTGATTTCCGGACTGGCTTCGGCCTGCGCTGCGAGCAGTCGGCTGCGCACCGTGGCGGGCGCGGTGTTGGTTTCGAGGAAGCCCGCGATCAGGTCTGCGCGACCGGCGAGCGTGCAGGTCTGCGCGATCTCGATGGCATCGGCAACGTTCAAGGTGGCGACGGCGGACGGTTGAGCAGGACTGCCAGCAGGATCAGCAAGAGGCCGATCAACAGCAGCGGGGTCGGATCGTTCATTCATGGAAGACTCCATCGGGTGGTTGCGAAGAAAGCCCGCTTGGCCAGCCGAAGCCGCCCGAGTCGGGAGTGGGGTAAGCGAGGCATTGAGCTGCGCGAGCGCGTCGTCAAAGCCGCCGACGGCATCGGCCAGACCTGAAGCGACGGCGGCGTCGCCGAAGAACAAGCCCGCTTCGGTGGCGCGCACGGCATCGGCATCGAGGCGGCGATGGCGCGCGACCGTCTCGACGAACAGGCCGTAGATGCGATCCACCTCGGCCTTGAGGACGGCGTGCGCTGCGTCGGAAATCGGCTCGTGCGGGTTGAGGTCGTTCTTGCGTTCACCCGCGAACACGGCGGTGTAGTGAAGACCGTCCTTCGCGTCCTTCACCGACTGGTCGACGTGCATGGCAATGACGCCAATCGAGCCGACGCCGCCGGTGCGTGCGACGAATACGCGGCTGGCGGCGGACGCCAGCGCGTAAGCCGCCGAGAACGCGATGTCGTTGGCCACAGCCCAGACGGGTTTCACCTGCGCCGTCGCGCGGATGCGGTCGGCCAGATCGAACACGCCGCCCGACTCGCCACCTGGAGAGTCGACGTCGAGCAGGATGGCGGCGACATCGGGGCTGGCCAGCGCCGCATCGATCTGCGCCGCGATGTCGGTGTAGCTGGCAAGGCCCGATGCGGCTTCGAGGCCGGAGGTGCGGCGCACCAGCGTGCCGTGGATCGGGATGACGGCGACCTTGCCGGTCGCAGGCGACAGTGGGCGTGTGGTCGGCGCGTAGTCCGCGGGCACGACCATGTCGGTCAGACCAATGCGCGTACCGAGCACGGACAGGATGACGTCGAGTTTCGGGCGATGGATCGCCAGCGGCACGCCAAAGAGGCGCGCCGCCAGATGTGGCAGCACGGTCATGGGATTCCCTCGGAAGAAAGTCAGGCGGTCAGCCCGGCGAGCTGACGCCGGTGTCATCGGGCGCGAGCGCGTCGCGGCTGGGTTTGGCGATGGAGCCGTCCCGCGTCGTGTAGCGGGCATCGGAGTCGAAGATCAGGCCGAGGTCGTCGGCGCGCTGGTTGTCGGCGGCGATCTCGCGGTCGATGTCCTCGGCGTCGTAGCCGTTGGCCGAGATGGCTTCCGAGCGCGACATCAAGCCCGCGCGGATCGCCAGCAACATCGCCTTGAACTCCTTCTCCGGATCGACCCACTGCCAGCCCTGCGGCACCCACTTCGCCGCGAGGTACTGGCGACGACGCGCAGGCCCGCCGCGAGCGAAACCCGGTGCGTCCAGCGCACCGGCCAGCACTGCCTGCTTCATCCACGCTGCCCACACCGGGCGGCATAGCTGATGCACCAGCACGCCGTGCTGCACCATCTCGCAGCGGCGGCGGAACTCCAGCATCCCAGCGCGGATGGACGAGTAGTTCACGCCGGTCAGATCGCCGGTCAACTGCTCGTAAGTGATGCCGATAGCGGCAGCGACGGCACGGAACTGCGTGCGCAGAAACTCGGAGTAGGAACCACCCACGTCGGCAGGGTCGGAGAACTTGATGTCCTCGCCGGGTTCCAGAATCTGCAGCGTGCCCGGCTCCAGTCCGGCGAGCGAGATGCCGTCGGCGTCCGCTGCGCCTTCACCCATCAGGTTGTCCTCGGGGTTCTGGCGGGTCACGAAGCCCGCGAACATCGCAGCGGTTTTCTTGCGCACCAGCTCAGCGTCGTCGTACTGATCCAGCTCGTTCAACTTGACCAGCGCGCGCGACAGCCACGGCTCGCCCCTGATCTGACCCGGGCGCAGCACGCGGTAGAGGTGAATGATCTCCGCAGCGGGAATGCGCACCGTGTCCATGCCGCCGTGGCCGGACATCGGGGCCAGACCGCCATCCTCGGGATGCGAGCGGTACAGGTGATAGGCCACACGCCGTCCCATCGCGTCGAACTCGATGCCCGAGCGCACCGTGTTGCCGGACGGCAAGTCGGTGTTGAGCGAGATCGGCAGGTGCTCCGGCTCCAGCAGTTGCAGCTGCAAGGGCACCGAGAGGCCATCCTCCGGGCGGCGCGGGCGCAACCGGATCAGGCATTCGCCGCCTTCGAGCATCGCCCGGCACGCCAGCGCTTGCAGGCCGTAGAAATCGGTCTGGCCTGCCGCGTCGGCTTCTTCGACCCAATCGCGCCACAGCGCCTGCACGGCGGTCTTGAAGCGTTCGTCGTCCGACAGGCTCTGCGGCTTGATACCCGTGCCGACCGCGTTGGCCACAAAGGCTTCGATACCGGCCTGCGCCCACGCATTGCGGCGCACGAGGTCGCGGCTCTTGATGCGCAGTTCGGTGCTGGTGGCCAGCATCGCCGCCACCGCGCCGGGGTTGCCGGGCATCCACGCCAGCGCGCGGCGGCCACGGCCTGCTGCTTCGTGAACAGGCTGCTGGCCGAACAGGCTGCGAATCTTCGAGTACCAAGCCATCAGAACCCCTTCGCCGTCGTGACGCGGATCTGGCGCTTCGCAGGCACACCCGTGCTGCGCGCGATCTCGGCCTCGACCGTGCGGATGGCGGCCTGCAGTTCTTCGATGCTGCGGTACTCGACCGTCTTGTCGCCGAAGCTCACGCGCCGTTCGCCGGTGGCCAACGCCTTCCGGAGCGTTTTCAGTTGTGCGTTGGTGTAGGTCACGGTGTCCTCATCGGATCAACCAGCGGCTCTTGATCACGCGCCTGCCGGTATTGCGGTTGCCAGAAACAGCGAGGCCACCGCTGGGGGTGGCCTCGTTCAATTCGATGTCGTGGATGGGCGGTGGCTCATCCGGTGGGGGTGCTACCCCGATCTGCCGCTCCAGTTCGCGCCAGTGGCGTTCCTCGAAACGATCCAGCCCCGCGCTGGACGCGGCGGCGCGGGCGTAGACGTAGCAGTCCAGCGCCTCATTGCGTTCGCGCATCTTTTGCCACTCGCGCACGGGGAAACCGTTGCGGTCGCGGCGGGTAATCAGTTGCTCGGCGCAGAGCTGCTGGATGAACTCCGCGTCGATCTTGGGCAGGTGGACGAACCCGGCGGGAAACACCGGGGTTAGTCCGTCCTCGCCGACATCCGCGCTCTTGCGCAGGTTGTTGTAGAACTCCAGCTTGGCGATGCCGCCCGCCACCGAGTACACCTTGATGCCCCGGCGCAGTTTCTTGCCACCCTGCGAGACATCGATGGCGGTCGGGGTGCCGATCAGCGCCGCGCCGCGCGCCACACCCTTGACCGCCATCACGCGCGGGTCGTGGCAGGCCCGCACGAAGGCGTAGGCTTCCTGCGTGGCAAAGCCGGTGTCCAGCGCGAAGCGCGCCAGTGGCATCGCCGTGCCCGAGGCATGCGTCCACTGTTCGGCCAACATCGCGGCCAGGGCTTTCCAGACCGCGTCGCGGGCGGTGTCACCCATCAGCACGCGGTGCTCGATGAGCCACGATTCCTTGCCACGCCCGAAGGCCCAGACCGAGGCTTCGATCCGATCCTTCTGCACGTCGGCTGCGCCCACCAGCAGCAGGCCGCCCAGCGGTACGCTGCCGATTCGATAGTCCTCGCGGCGCTCGACCAGTCGCTGCCAGTCGGGCGCTTCGCCTTCCTCGACCCACGTCTCACCGAGTTCGGTGTTCTTGAAGGTCTTGATGGCGGCTGCCGATCCCGACTCCTTGTTGACCGCCGCTTCCCACGCGGCGGCGATGTCGCGCCACGACCGCCAGCCGACCGGGCTGTACAGCGACGACAGGTGAAAGCCCGCCGTCTTGCCCTCGGCCATCGCCTGCCACTCGCCGCGCTCCAGCATCCACGTCTTGTGGTGCTCGGCAATCGCGGTGTCGCAGGACTCGCAGATGTAGGCCGCCGTTTCCGGCGCACCCTTGTCCCAGCGCAGCTGCTCGAAGCGCAGCCACTGCCGATGGTTGCAATGCGGGCACGGCACGAAGTAGCGACGCTGGTCGCTGGCCTCGTACTCGCGCTCGATGGCTGAGGCACCGGAGATCGTCGGCGTCGACACGATGAAAATCTTCCTGCGCGCGAAGGTGCGCGTGCGCGCCTCGGCCAGCGAGATCGCATCGCCTTCACCCTCGACGTCCAGCGGATAGCCGTCCACTTCGTCGAGGAACAAATACCGCACCGGCATCGAGCGCAGGCCGACGGCGCTGTTCGCGCCCGTCATCACCAGCACGCCACCGCGAAACTCCTTCGCCAGAATCGTGTTGCCCGAATCCCGCGAGCGCGCCGGAGCGATCAGTTCCGCCAGCGCCGATGACTCCTCGATCAGCGGATCAATCCGCTGTTTGGAGTTGCGCTTGGCCATTTCCACCGTTGGCCATACCGCCATCATCGGCCCCGGCGCGTGGTGGATGACGTAGCCGATCCAGTTCGACCCCATCTCGGTCGCGCCAAGCTGCGCCGCCTTCATGAACACCACACGCTCGACCGGCGAGGTCGGCGACAGGCAATCCATGATGGCCTTCAGGTACGGCGTGCGAGCGGTGCGCCAGCGGCCCGGTTCGGCGGACGCCTTGCTGGACAGCATCCGGTGCCGATCCGACCATTCCGACACCGTCAGTAGCGGATCGGGCGTCAGGCCATCGCGCCACGCGCGCTCGATCTCCTGCACACCTTCGTAATCGTCCATCATCAATCCACACGCGGGCGCAGTTCGCCCAGTTCGATCAGGTGCTCGCGCACGGCAGCTTCCAGCGCGACGTGCATCTGGTGCGCATCGACGCCGAGCGCGGAGGCCATCTGCCCGGAGATGCGCGCGGGCCAGTTGAGCCACGCATCGCGCTCGATGCGCGCCAGCTTGAAAACGTGCGCCACGGCCTGCGCCCGATCCACCAATTCCTTCTTGCGGTGCGCCAGCTCCACCTTGTTGAGCTGGGCCTTGAGCACTTCGTTGACGGTGCGCGCTTGCAGCAGCGATGTGCCGCCCGCTGACAACGGCGGGGTGCCGGGTTCGGGTGCGTCGCGTTGCGGCGTTGCATCGGCAGTCGCGGGCGCACGGCGGGCCTTCGGGCTGCTGGCCTGCTCCTGCGCAACCGCACGGCGTGGCTGCAATGTGTTTTGTGCCCACTGCGCGTCCGCTGCATCCGGATCAATCGTGCCGTCGGGCAGTGCGGTGATCCGCCCGGTGTCGATGGCCTTCTTCACGGCCACGTGCGACACGCCACGGTGGCGCGCGTAGGCGCGAATCGAGAGTCCCATCGTCACCTTCAATCATTTGTTCATCGCTTCTGCGGATTGAGCTTGGCTTCCATCGGGAACAGCGCGTTCATCACGTCACGCCAACCACCTCCCGAAAGGAACACGCCATGAGCCAGATCGACACCATCCTCACCCTGATCGCCCAGAAGCATCTGGGCCTCGACACCCTGGAAACCCGCCACGCCGACAGCCTGGACTTCCACGACACGGCGGTCTGGTGCATCCGCGACGCGCTGGAAGCGGCCTTCAAGGCGGGCGTCGAACTGGGCGCGGCGATGCCGAAGGCCACGGAAGCAGAGATCGCCAAGGGCTGATCGGAAAGAAGCGAAGCCTCGCGATAAGCGCTTGGCTTCACTGCCGAACAGCGCGTTCATCACATCGTCATCAACCACCCCGAAGGAGCAGCAAATGACCACCACCCAACTCACCCCGGCCCAGCACGCCATCCTCGCCAAGGCCATCAATACCAGCGCGGGCAAGATCGACTGGTTCCCCGACAACATCAAAGGCGGCGCACGCAAGAAGGTGCTCGACGGTCTGTTCAACCGCGCCCTGATCACGCCCGATGGCGAGGGCTGGTGCGTCGCCGCCGAGGGCTACGACGCCTTGGGCATGAAACGCCCGCACGTCAGCGCCACGCGCATCACCAAATTCGAGGCAAACCTCGACGCGATCATAGCCAACGCCGAAGCGGCGCAGGACGCGCCCGACGCCACCGCAGCACCGCAGACCACCGACGCCGAGTTGGAGGCCGACGTGGCCGCGTGTGAGGCCGAGTGGGCCAAGAACGCCGCCACGGCACAGGCCAAGCCCCGCACCCGCGACAACAGCAAGCAGGCCGAAGTGATCCGGATGCTGCAACGCCCCGAGGGTGCGACCATCGGCCAGATCTGCAACGCCACCGGCTGGCAGGCGCACACGGTGCGCGGCACCTTCGCCGGAGCCTTCAAGAAAAAACTCGGCCTGACCATCACGTCGGACAAGCCGCAGGGCGGCGAGCGGGTCTACCGCATCGCCTGAAAAAAAGATGGTGAGAGACGCCGGGAATAGCTTGGCTTCTCTCGCCACCAGCGCGTTACTACGGGTGTCGCAACGATCAACCCGAAGGAAAAACCACCATGACCAACACCAACATCATCCCCGCCACCCGCAACGAAGGCTGGGGCTTCTGGGGCACGATGGGCGGACACGCCTGCATTGCGTGGCCGCAGGCCATGACCGCCGTCGCCGACGCCACGGGCGCAGACCTCGACACCGTCCGCGCCTTTCTCGACAGCCGCCACGGACGCCACTTCGCAGACGACGTCCACAACGGCATCTTCGACGGCAAGAGCATGAAGGATGCCATCGACGCCGCGACCACCAAGTGGATGGGCTGGACGATTGGCCGCCAGACCAGCAAGGACTACGGCATCCCGCGCGGGCTGCCTTACCTCACGGGCTACGTGATCCATTGCGGCATCATCGAAGAACAAGAAGCCGCCTGATGAAAACGCCCACCGCCGAACGCGAACAGGCGCTGCGTTGGTTGATCGCCAACCGGCGTCCGGATGTCTCCATCGAACAGGCCGTGCGCGTGATGTGTGCCGCGCTGCCCCGCGATCTCGCCACGATGCAACTGCTGCGGCGCATCGCCGAGGAAGAAGAAGCCAAAGCGCCTGCGCGCGGATTCAACTGGCGCACGCCTGCTGGGCTGCCGCCTCGCGGATAGCCTGCTTGCCGGTGAATTCCTCCCACCGGCGCACGATCACATCCACGTACTTCGGATCGAGTTCGATCAGCCGCGCGATGCGACCTGACTTCTCCGCCGCAATCAGCGTCGTGCCGGAACCGCCGAAGGGGTCGAGCACCACGTTGCCGGGGCGGCTGGAATTGCGGATGGCCCGCTCGACCAGTTCCACCGGCTTCATCGTCGGGTGCAGATCGTTCTTCTGCGGCTTCTTGATCGCCCACACGTCGCCCTGATCGCGGTCGCCGCACCAGTGGCGCGTCGCGCCCTCGGGCCATCCATACAGGATCGGCTCGTACTGGCGCTGGTAGTCGGCGCGGCCCAGCGTGAAGGTGTTCTTCGCCCAGATGATGAAGGTTGACCATTTGCCACCGGCGGCGCGGAACGCGGCCTGCAGCACGTCGAGTTCGCTGGAGGACATCGCCACGTAGATGCCGCCGCTGCAATGCGCCACCGTCGGCGTCAGCGCCGCCAGCAGGAAGTCGTAGAAACCGTCGCCCAAGTTGTCGTTGAGGATCGCACGATCCTTGCCGCGCATCTTGTCCTTGGCGTTGTTGGCGTAGTTCACGTTGTACGGCGGGTCGGTGAAAACCATGTCCGCCACGTCGCCCTGCATCAGGCGGTCGTAGTCCCCGACGACGGTGGCGTCACCGCACAGCAGGCGGTGTTTGCCCAGCACCCACACATCGCCCGGGCGGGAGATCGGCGTCTCGCTGACCTCGGGGACTGCATCCTCGTCGGTCTGGCCTTCGTTGTCCGGCTCATCGCCCGCGATCAGCTCGGCCAGCGCGTCGGCGTCGAAGCCGGTGATGTCGAGGTCAAAGCCTTCCAGCTGCAAGGCTTCCAGTTCGATGCGCAACATCGCGTCGTCCCAACCCGCGTTCTCGGCAATGCGGTTGTCCGCGATGACCAGTGCGCGGCGCTGGGTCGGCGTCAGGTGGTCGAGCACGACCACCGGCACGATCTCCAGCCCGAGCTTCTGGGCAGCGGCGAGCCGCCCGTGGCCAGCCACGATGATGCCGTCGCTGCCTGCGAGGATCGGATTGGTGAATCCGAACTCGGCGATGCTGGCAGCAATCTGCGCCACCTGATCATCCGAGTGCGTCCGCGCGTTGCGGGCATAGGGCAGCAGCTTGGCGGTCGGCCACTGTTCGATCTTGTCGGCGAACCAGCTCATGCCACCACCTCGGCATCAACGGTGCTGGTGCGCTCGGCGGCGACCTGCTCGAAGGATTGGCCGGTGGCGATCAGCGTGACCGGCACGCCGGGGTGGTTCTGCTGGAAACGCTTGATGGCAACGTCCACGTACTCCGGCGCGATCTCCACGCAACGGCAGACGCGGCCCGCGCGTTCGGCGGCCAGCATCGTCGTGCCGCTGCCGCCGAAGGGTTCGAACACGATGTCGCCCGCGTCGCTGTAGGCCTCGATCACGAACTCCGGCAGCGCCACCGGGAACACGGCGGGGTGGTCGATGTCCTGACCGATCTTGCCCTTGTGGCGCATCACGCGGATCACGCTGTCGGGGATGCGCGTGTCCTGCGTGGGCTGGCCCTTGTGCGTCCAGCCGCCGACTTCGCCGTCCTTGCCGCGCATCGCGGTGGACGAGCCATCGGCGCGCAGGTGCGATTCCTGCCCGGCGTGCTTGCAGGGCACGATCTTGTTGGGCTTGCGGGCCTCAAAGTTGAAGTGAAAAACGAACTCGAAGCTCGGAGCCAGTCGGCCCTGCCAGTCGCCGGGCATCCCCGGCCCCTGATCCCAGACGTACCACGCGAAGCGCCGCCAACCCTGCTGGCGCATCCAGACGAGCCACGCATCCCAATACGGGATCACTTCGTTGTCGCGGTGGATGAGCCCGAGGTTGACCAGCACCTGTCCGTCGGCCGCCATCGGCAGGTGCGCGAACACGCCGCGCATCAGGCCATCCCAATCGGTGACGCCGCCCGAGGTGTAGTCGCGCTGGTTACCGTAGGGCGGCGAGGTGAAGCACAGGCGAGCGGCATTGCCGTCCATCAGTGCCGCGACCACGGCCCGGTCGGTGGCGTCGCCGCAGATCAGCCGGTGCGACCCGATGGCCCAGATATCGCCGGGGCGCGACACCGCCACGGCGGGCGCATCCGGCACGTCGTCCGCCGCGTCCGGTTCGTCGGCATCAGGCTCCGGGTCGGTACCGGCGTCGGTCACCTCACCCGTGAGCAGCGCCTCGATCTCGGCATCCTCGAAACCCGTCAGCGCAAGGTCGTACCCTGCCTCGGACAGATCGGCCAACTCCAGCGCCAGCATCTCCTCGTCCCAGCCCGCATCGAGCGCCAGCCGGTTGTCGGCGATCACCAGCGCGCGCTTCTGCGCGACGGTCAGATGGGCCAGTTCGATCACCGGCACCTGATCCAGCCCCA